TTATTCTTTAACAGCCTGGCCACCCATTGAAAAACCGCCCAGCTTTCCGCTCTCGATATCATCCCATATCTTCTTGTTATCAACTTTAACCATCAACCACCAGGCCCCCTTCAAAATTGTCTGGCCACCCTTCTTTGTGTTTTCATCTGGGATATAGGACTCGATAATCGGGAAATTATAATCTTTCCCCTTATGGTTAATCTTGAATTTCTTATCACCCAACATATACTTATAAGCCATTTTTTCAATGTCTGCCTTTTCCATATAATCGCCTTGCGTATCCTCGACATTAGGCTCATAGATTATCCCTCCAACTATCTGTTGCTTTTTATCCACCTTCTCAAACTTAAAATAATCCTTCTCTAATTTCTTCTGCTTTTCCTCTTTCTTCTTTTCCGACCCCTTCTTTGCCGGCTCAAACTTAATATATGCAATCTTGTTATCCGTTAAGAATTTCTTAGCCTGTGCGGCGGTATATTTATCCTTGGGAAACCGTAAAGCCTGCGGTATCCAAATTGCGGGCGCTTTGCCTTTAGGGTGTCCCCAGATAATACCAATGGCAGCGGGGATAGTTATCTTAAAATATATCTTGCCCCCTTTAGTCCGCCTGAATTTATCATATTTGCCAGGCTCCTGGAGCCGGGCTGAATGCTCTCCGGCAAAAGGCTTGGATATGTCAATTTTTTCAGCTTTATCGATATCTTCTATTTTAATTTCTTTGTCTTTCCCGTCTTCCTTTGGCTGTCCCCATTGATCTGTTTTTATTACAGGCTTTTCCTCTTTCCGAGGCTTAGAATTATCTATAGGCTTTAGTATTAAATCATACAAGGGGATGCAATCTTCCGGCATGTCCTCTGCACATTTTGTTATTGTAGAATCCTTTCCCAGCTCATCTTCTAACACCTGTTTAATGCGCTCCTCAACCTCAACCGTTCTTTTATCTCCCTTCTCCCTGATATAAATACTAAACGACCCCTGCTCTTTTGGGCTTTTAAGGAATGATCCATGTATAGAAATATAATCACCCATGACCTCCACTTCGGGCAGGCTCTTAACGTCAATCCCTGTCATTTCCTTGCTGAAAATTACCCTGTCAAGCTCATTGCTTTTATTGACCTTGAGTCCCCGGGCTGTTATCTCCTTTATAACGACTTAGAAAATCCTTCCTGTCCAGGAAATTAAAGCTGCTCTTTTTAAACAGATTGGTTTTATAGAACTTCTTGAATATCTGAGAGAATCGCATCCGCAGGTTGAATAATTCTTTATCCGGTTCTTTTTTAAGATTATCTTTATTTATATTTTCTATTCGCATTTTAAACCTCCGTTAATTATCCTATTTCAAAAAAAGCATACTTACTATCAATTTTATTTAAAACATCATTCCATATTTTGTGAACGCTTGGGCTTATCGTCTTCTTACAATCAAACCCCCGGCAAACCATAGGTCTTTCATTATAAATTGTGCATAACTTTTTGACCGGATCAAAATAACAACACATAAAAACATCTTTATCCAATTCCTTAATATAAGCTTTCTTTCTTTTTAAAATCTGATTACTCCAGCCGTTAAGCTTCCCTTTATAGTTTCTTTTTTGATGCTTATATTTTTCAGAAGCAACCTCTTCTTTTGTCAGCATAGCATCTGTGCAAACAATGCAACATTTGCCGCATTTCAAACATTCGTTTTTTATTGTCATTTTTTCTTTCTTAATACTTCCTTCCACCGGCATTTAGTACAACTCCATATAATTCGGCAGCAGGTTTGTTTCTCTTTCATGACCGCCCCGCACCTGGGGCATTTCTTTTCTTCACTCATTATTTCCTATGCTGCCACCCATGCGCACTCGCACCCTGGATGAGCCTCTCCATCTATTGATCTGGCATGATTAACGCTAACTACTCGTCCATTTATATTTTCCATGCACCAATCACAAGCACTAGCACCCGAAACGCCTTCCATTTTTTTTATTCCCATTTGTTCATATCCCTGGAAAATTCCCTCATTAAGTGAACGCCTTGTTTCGGTTCTTGCAATAAGCTTTGTCCGATAACGATGCAACCGTCTTGCCTTAACCTCTGCCATTTCCCGGATCACTTTAACGGAATATTCAGGTCTATTAATTATAAGCCATTCCTCATAATTAGCAACCGCCATAATTTGCCTAGTTGTCAACCCCACAAGCGGCCTGAGCTGTTTTGCTATTACCGGAATTGATTTACCTTTTTTCACACCATCAACTATAAATGCTTTTATTGCCTCTTGAGTTGCCGTTGTTACCTCAACTACTAGAGCGGCCGCATGTTCCTCGGCCCATTTAACAGCATTTACACCTATTGAATCAAATCGATCCTGTTTCATTATCTTCCGGTCAACTACGGCTTTTCCACCCTCTCCTAATATTTCCAGGATCGTAGGTCTTAAAATTAGATTGCCGGTCTCCTCAATTTCCTTCCAATCAGCAAGCTTGCTATTCTTTGATTTAAGCTTTGATAGGCCTCGCTGAATATCCTTGATCATCAGCTTGATCCACTCATCTACTTTAGGCCGGAGCTTCCGTTCATTAAGCGTAATAAGCCGGCGCATATTTTTTACCGCTTTAGGCTTGCGCCCAAGCTTTTCAAGTGCTGTGCCGATTGACTTGGATAAAGATTCTGGCATATTGTCCTCTAAATGAATTTACAAGTTTTTATTCTTGAGTTTTTCCTTCTCATCCCATTTTTATTTTTCTTATATGAAAGAGATATTTCTCTTCCGATTATTAATCTTAGATTAAATGCTTTTGATTCTTTCATCGCTTTTTGTAAATCATCATTTTCAAATATGGTTATTGTAAGCCCATCATAACCCCAATCTTCAATCAAAAATGCTTTCTCTTTAATTGCCATCTTAATTCCTATTTTTAGGAAAGCTCATATTTGGAATTGTTATTTTCCCTTGCTGCTGTTGCTGCTGTTTTTGTTTCTTATCAAACGCTTCCTTCTGCTTTATTAGCTTTTCCTTTGAAATCTCCTGGATATAAGCAATATTATCTGTTGCAATAAATACTGAATTACCTTCGAGTGTTTGGCATTTCAGGAAAAATGTCTTCTTAAAATCAGTTTTATCCAATATCTTCCGGTCACCCTCAACCGCTAATGCTCTATCCGGCTGTTTTAAAAAAATTAATAACGCCATTTATCCCTCCTCAGCTAATCTTCCCGTTACCTTTCTTATTGGGCCTATAAGAGTAAAGCTAGACTTGCGTTCGGCTTTACATCTTTTACATTTAAAGACAACCTGCTCTTTGTTATCTTCATCGACTTCAATTATCCCCCGACTTGACCATTTGTGTCCGAAAAGCTTACATAGAATATTTGTCATTTTATTTTCCCTTTAAATGACAACCGGGGCGTCCTGATTCAAGCGGTAAGCCTTTTAGACGAAACACCTGTCCTTTCCAAGATGTTGCCAGATTTGAACTGGCATTTCCCCGGCGTCATTTTAAATTTCATTTATTTCTCCATTACCTTATGGCAATATGGACATTGATAATATTCGCCGTGCGATCCTACTTTTTTAAGCCAATAATGAGAAAACAAATTATGATCAGAAAGGAAATCATGAATCTTAAAATATAGCCACGCATAAATATTAATCGGAAATTTAAGACTTTTCATTTATTTCTCCTCCATAAATTTATTACAATAATTTATGTTTTTTTAATATACTCATAATGCTTGGAGCAAGTACCTCCTCAAGTTTTTTTTCTATTGGTCTATGATATCTATCATATGCTTTCTTGCTTAAACACATCCCATCAAAAGTGCTATTAGTACAATACTTACACCGCCATTCTACAGATTTTGCTGGCTTATATGTCATTTCCCCTCCAATGCTTCATCAATCTTTGCCTTTAATCCCTCAAGTTCTGCTATCATAGCGCCCTCCCGCTTCTCAACCGCTTCTTCTCCTATCGGAACATAAGTTGAAGCTACATAATACTGATCACTGCCTGATTTGATTAGGAGTAATAGCCCCCATTGAAAATAATGCCTGCTGCCGCTTAATTTCTGCATCCTTATCCCGCAGGTCAACTCCATTTAGTGCGAATTTATAGGCCTCACATTTCAAGCCTTCACGTATAATTTTATTAGTTACCAATCGATTGACAATATTTTCAAGTGAATTTACAACTGAGCTTATGTATATTTTCGTAGCTTCGGACGCAATTGACCCCCCCAGCGATCCCTGTTCTGGTTTGCCGATCCTATATGGCGGCATTTTATAGGCAATCAACACTTCCTCGCTTGAACTGTCCTTATACCAGGCAAATGAGCCGTCTTTTTTGCTCTGCTTCATATCCAACGGGATCCATTCCATTGACCCGCCTTCGGGTGAGTGCATAACAATTGTCTTATGTGCATTCTCAGTGCGCTTAATCTCAACATCAAGAAAGTCTGATATTTGCTTCCCAGCTTTCTTATCCCATTTACCAGTCAAATAAACAATGGCTGCAGGAACTCCATAATTCTCAAAAAAAGCCAGATTATAATCACGTACGGCGATAAGTCCCAGAACAGACCCTACTGACGGCAGGATATTCGGAGCGCCATAATAATCGCTTCCGGTGTAGTAGTTGCGATAAAATATCATCTCATTAGCTTGTTTATCCGAATCAGATTCTTCCAGCAGTTTGCCATCTTTAATATTAAAATCCTCATCCAATCCGAACCGCTTGAACCAAACTTTTTTATTATTTCGAATCTGACAATATTTATCATGTGACTCGTGCACCCGGATTGTCTGCGCCGGTACGTGCCATATACCGTTAACCTCATCATCATCCCTCGATATTTCCCAGCCCCACCAGCCTATAACGCCCCAATCTATAATACTTCTCTCAAGCGTATCCTCAAATGTCTCGTCTCTATCGCCGCCAGATTCAGCAAAAAATTCCTCTATCTTCTTTTTTTCCGCTTCATTTTCTTTCTCGCTGTCAACCGGCTGCAGAGTCCAACCTTGACCTATAACATCCTTTGCGATCTGTTTAACACAGGCATCGAAATATGAACAGTTATCCTGAAGTTTAAGCAGAGATGACACCTCGAATGGCAATGGTATAAGCCCGTTC